GGAACATCGGCAACCACGACATGCGCTTCGACAAGGCGCTCGCCATCAACGCGCCGCAATACGACGGCGTCCTTGAGCGGCTGGCCGACAAGTTCCCCGAGTGGGAACTGGCCTGGTCCATGCGCGTCAACAACACGCTGATGATCAAGCATCGTCAGGCCAACGGCATCCACGCCGTCTACAACAACACCCTCAAGGGCGGCCTGTCGATGGTGACGGGTCACCTGCACCGCCTCGCCGTGACGCCTTGGGCCGACTACAATGGCCGGCGCTGGGGCGTCGACACCGGCACCCTGTCCGACCCGCTCGGCCCGCAGTTCGAGTATCTGGAGAACAACGCCACGCCGTGGACCTCCGGCTTTGCGGTGCTGACGTTCAAGGACGGTCGCCTCCTGCCTCCCGAGTTGTGCGAGGTGCTGGACGGCGTGGCCTACTTCCGGGGAGACGCCGTGTGACCATCGAGGTCCAGTGGTTCTGGCGCAGGCTGTTCACCTTCCTGTTTACAGGTGTTCACAGCCTCGCCGTCGCCGCCATCATCTGGAAGCTGGACGACCCGGACGCCCTCAAGTGGATCGGCCTCGGGCTGATCTTCGCTGACATCATGCTGGCCTTCGTCTACATGGCCGGCGCCACGCTCGTGGACCTGACCCGCCTCAAGACCGAGGCCATCAAGACGGCGGAAGAGGTCAAGGAGATCATCACATGATGCGACTCAACCGCTACCTGCTCGCCTTCTGCGCCATCCTCGTCGCCTTCGGCCTCATCGTCGCGGGCTACTACAAGGTGATGTTCGACATCCAGCGCAAGCGCGCCGAGGCCGCTGCCGCCGAGGTCGCCGCCGCCAAGCAGGCGCTCGCAGCCTCCGACGCCTACACTGAAAAAACCATCGTCATCAGGGAGAAGGGCAATGCCGCCACCCAGCGTATCTACATGGCGCCGAACGCCGACAGCCCTGTGCCTGACGGCGTGCTGTCTGCTTGGCGCGACGGGATTGACCGGCTGCGCGACCCCAGCGCCAAGGCAGCCGATCCCGCAAGCGTTCCGTAACCCCTGTATCGGTCCTGATACACCCGTCAAGACCATCGCCGACCTCGCCGCCTTCTCCGTGCAGCAAGAGGTCGCGCTACAGGACTGCGAGGCCAAACGGGCGGGCCTCCTGTCCCTGATCGAGCCGCCCGCGAAAAAGCCTTGGTGGAGGTTCTGGTGACTGGACCGCTCTGGTATCGCGTAGCCGAGAAGCAGATTGGCGTGAAGGAGATCCCCGGCGCCAAGTCGAACCCGACGATCCTGTCGTGGGCCAAGGCCCTCGGCGCGAAACTCGGCATCGCCTACACGAACGACGACACCCCCTGGTGCGGCGTGTTCGTCGGCTACTGCATCCAAGCCGCGGGCTTCAAGCCCCCGCCCATCGCCGTGCGCGCCAAGGCGTGGGCGACGTGGGGCGAGCCGCTCATCACCCCGACGCTCGGCTGCGTCCTCGTGTTCGAGCGCCCCGGCGGCGGGCACGTCGGCTTCTACGCCGGCGAGACGACCACCGCCTACCGCGTGCTTGGCGGCAACCAGTCCAACAGCGTCAACTATGCGTGGCTCGCCAAGGACCGCTGCATCGCCATGCGCTGGCCCGACAACAGCGCCCCCATCGTGCCGATGCGCGTCACGGGGTTCGGCAAACCGACTCAGGTTTCTACCAACGAAGCCTGACCCATTGCGTTGGCGCAACGCGCCATTCGTGCTAGGCTATTGAGACGAGGCGGTCGAGGCCCACTACAGGGCTGCGGCGTCAAGGCTCCCGACAACGGTGCTTCATGGCGACGACGACCACCTTCACGACCCTCAAGGCCGATGTGCAGCGATACCTGGAGCGTGGGTCCACGCTCGGTAACGACCCGGTCATCATCGAGCAACTTCCGCGCCTCATCAACCTTGCCGAGCGGCGCATCGCCCGCGAACTCAAGGTGCAGGGCTTCATCAACGTCGTCACCGGCGCCCTGACGCCGGGGCTGTCGGTCTACGCCAAGCCCGACCGCTGGCGCGACACGGTGTCGATCAACATCGGCGTGGGCTCGACCCGCAAGCAGGTGTTCTCCCGCTCCTACGAGTACGTCCGCCAGTACTGGCCGGATGAGGCCGAAACCGGCGAGCCGACCTTCTACAGCGACTACGACTACAACCACTGGCTCATCGCCCCGACGCCCGACAGCGCCTACCCGTTCGAGATCCTCTATTACGAGTTGCCGCCGCTGCTGGACGAGACGGTGCAGACCAACTGGCTGACCGAATACGCGCCCCAACTGCTGCTCTACGGCACGCTGCTGGAGGCGACCCCCTTCCTCAAGAACGACGAGCGCATCCAAGTGTGGCAGGGCATGTACGACCGCGCCGCCGCCATGCTCAACGGCGAGGACCTCGCCAAGGTGCTTGACCGCAACTCTGCCCGCAAGGAGGCATAGGTGTCCTTCACGCAAGTCTTTGGGGGCACGACCCTCTACCCGTCGAACGTCTCGTATCTCGCCCTCGCGCTGACGGCGGACACCTCGCTGGAATGGCCGCTGGAGTCCAACACCCTCACGCCGGTGGCCGCTTCGATCATCGACGTGTCGCCGACCGGCGCATACGCCGTCTCCATGCCCGACGCCACGCTGACCGGCGTGGGCCAGACGGTGCTGTTCAACAACCTCGGCCCCTCGACCATCACCATCAAGGACGCAGGCGGCGGCACCCTGCTGTCCATCGCGGCGGGCACCCAGTGGGAAGTCTACCTCGTCGACAACACCTCGGCGGCGGGAACCTGGCGCACGTTCCAGCTTGGCGCCACGACCGCTCAGGCCCAAGCCTCGGCGCTGGCGGGCTTCGGCCTGATCGCCACGGGCTCGACCCTGTCGGTCGCCGAGAGCGTCACGACCTTCAACAGCAACTTCACGCTGCCCGCCGGCGCGCGGGGTGCGGCCTACGTCTGGAACGGGGCGCTCGGCACCGTGTCGCTGATCGCCGCCAGCACGCTGGGCAACAACTGGTTCGCCGACATCCGCAACAGCGGCTCGGGCAACCTGACCATCGACCCGGCCTCCTCGGAACTGATCAACGGCGCCGCGACGCTCGTGCTGTCGCCCGGTGACAGTTGCCGGGTCGTGACGGACGGGTCGGCTTGGTACACCTTCGGCCTCGGGCGCAGCGCGGTCTTCGCGTTCGACTACACGTCGATCAGCCTGACCGGCCAGACCTCGCCCTACACCCTGAGCGGCAGCGAACTGAACCGTGTGGCCTACAAGTTCACCGGCGTCCTGACGGCCAACATGGAGATCGTGGTCCCGTCCACGACGCAGCAGTACTGGGTCGACAACTCGACCACGGGCGGCTCGTACACCCTCGGCCTTCGCACGGTCTCGCAGACGCCCGCCATCAACGTGGTGCGCGGCTCGCGTGGCATCTTCTACTGCGACGGCACCAATTTTCTCGACGCCGACACGGGAAGCATCGCCACGCCCATCGGCATCAGTGACGGCGGCACGGGATCCACGACGGCTGGCGGCGCGCGGGTCAACTTGTCGGCGGCGGCGTCGGGCGCCAACTCCGACATCACCTCGCTGTCGGGCCTGACGACCGCCCTGGCCCCTGCCTACGGCGGCACCGGCGTCACGACCGTCCCGTCGAACGGGCAAGTGCTGATCGGCAACGGCACCAACTACACCGCCGCCACGCTCACGGCGGGCAGCAACATCACCATCACCAACGCCTCGGGGGCCATCACCATCGCGGCCACGGGCGGCGGGGGTGGCGGTGGCGGCACCGTGACCAGCGTCGCGGCGTCGGGCGGCACGACCGGCATGTCGTTCACCGGCTCGCCCATCACCACCAGCGGCACGCTGACCCTGACCGGCACCCTCGCCACGGCGAACGGCGGCACGGGCGTCACGGGCACGCCGTCCAACGGCCAACTGCTGATTGGCAACGGCTCGGGCTACACGCTGGCCACCCTGACGGCGGGCAGCAACGTCACCATCACCAACAGCGCGGGTGGCATCACTATTGCGGCGACCGGCGGTGGCGGGGGCGGCGGCACCGTGACGAGTGTCAGCGGCTCGGGCGGCTCGACTGGCCTGACCCTGTCGGGCGGCCCGATCACGACCAGCGGCACCTTGACCCTCGGCGGCACGCTCGCCCTGGCCAACGGCGGCACGGGCGCGACGACCGCTTCGGGCGCCCGCACCGCGCTGGACGTGCCGTCCACGACCGGCTCCGGGGCCAGCGGCACTTGGGGCATCAGCATCAGCGGC